CCATCAAAGCCGGTAAAATACGGGGCGTAGAATTGGCTAGCAAGTAAGCAACACATAAGCTATAAGCGCCTAAGACGGCGCTTAACTTTAAAGGAGCTGAAATGATTAAGCTATCAAAGCAAGAAACAAGAACACAAAACAGATTACATGAGCAGCTTGATTTCTTTGGCGCCAAGAAGAAACGATATGTAAGTATTTACGCCAACAAACCACGGATAAGAGTTAGAAATAAGACCAAAGCGCCTAATAGCGACAATCTTAAGTTCATCGCTAATGAGCGTTATTCCTTCGCGTGCCAAGATCCTAGACTTGGCATGGGATTACAAGGAATGCAAGCGCTAGGCGCACAAAACAGCCAGTCGGCAGCAATGGCGCAGCGAGGAAATTTAGCTAGCGGGATGGGTGCCAGTGGTTTATCTGCGGCATTATTCGGGAGTATATTTTAATGAACGACACACACAAGCTATTACTAGCATTTATCGAGGCAAGCGGGTTTGATGTTGAAACCACTCCAAGAATAATTGAAACACCTGAAAACCTTCTTGTTAAGACCATGTTAGTGACCGATTACAAAGTAACTAAGAAAGAAAAGCCCCCAATGACAATGGCAGAGGCTAAAGAGTTTCTTAGAGATTTCGATAAGCATCAGTGCGGGATTTTGCCGCCAGGAACAAATTAGTGATATAATCTAACAAACAGGAGATAGCCATTAATGTCTAATTTAAATTTTAAAGAAATAGGTCAAATCATTCGGGTTAATGCCGGTAAAGACATTAGTCTGTCAACACCGACACTCATTTTGCAACCCGAACTAGGCGAAACAAAAGAAATAACCACAGGCGTAACTATTCCTAACGTCCAGGTTGTAACAGATGCCGAAACATTCGAGGCTAACGAGTACATCGAATACACAACCATCATTGATGATCTGGATTATGCTGGCCGGTGGAAGAAGAAGGCCAAGCTCGAATTCTCTGCATCTAATATTGAGCAAACAGATTTTGAAAAGTTCCGAGTTCTACCGTAATGGTCTAACCAAATCGAAACCAATTCTTGAAAGCTTATTAAGGCCCGTTTTTACGGGCTTTGTTGTTTGTGGTACACTATAACAATTATAAGGGTTAATTAAGGGCGTTATGGCAAAGTCACGAACAACATTAAAAAAAGGTGATAACCTGCCATCTAGGGGTAAATCAAAGAAAAATCTAATTTTGGATATGTTAAAAAACAAATCGATGTTAGATTTGACACCTAAATCAACAAATGACGAGGCGGAACAGGCGTTCTTTCATCATGTAGCAACCACAGCTTTTACAATTGATGATAACAACAGGGGAATGTGTTTAAAATTGTTGGCCGATAAAGGCTGGGCAAGTGTTAAGCCATCCAGTGAGTTAATAGAGTTTGAGTTTGATGATAAGGCGTTGCCTCATATCCAAGCTTCACAAGTGATGAGCGCAGCAGCGAGGGGGCTAATACCGCCAGACATAGCTAACACGTTTATACAGTCCATCAAATCAATGATAGACATCGAAGAATATACAGATCTAAAAGAGCGCATAGAGGCCATTGAAAAATCATTAGGCGTTAGCAATGACTAGCGCGCTATCAAGAAGGCTCGGCAAGGTCGAGATGTTGGCCCAGGCAGCTAGCGGCACACTAGAGGCAACAGTATACGGCGTGATAGACAGAATAGATAAAATCGATGGCGAGTTAGTGCCAAACATTTTAAGGCGATGGAAAGGCACCATAGGCGATATGAAGCCAACCGAAGAAGACCCAACAGTTTTATTAGTGCCAAAGCTGGAACCATTCATTTTAAAGCACAAGAAATATAAGAATCTGTTTGGCGGTCGTGGTGGCATGAAAACACGATTTGCTCAAAATGTATTTATTGCCGATGTTCACTCAAGTGGATCAAGAAACTATGTATTGCGTGAACGGATGACATCACTAAAGGAAAGTATTTACGCTGGCATAGAAACAACTATTAAACGATCAGGGCTTGGAGGGTTTCTATCAGTGCCGTCTAAGTGGGAGATCAGGAACGGCAACGGCGGTAAGTTCACGTTTGGCGGCATGCAAAATATTATTGACATGAAAGGCGCGTCTGATTTCAAGCGTTTCTTGATGGAAGAAGCCGAGAAGACAAAGCAAGCAACGATTGACATATTAGGCCCGACATTGCGTGACACTCCCGGCGCTGAGCTTTGGTATTTATGGAACACTGGCAGCTCTCAAGACCCAATGAGCAAGGAGTTTATAACCCCATATCAAGCAGATCTTGATAAGTTCGGGTATTACGAAGATGATTATCACATGATAGTAAGATTAACGTTTGAAGATAACCCCTGGTTTGAGCATGACGAATCATTACAGCAAGAGCTAGACAAGGACCGGCAAAAAGTAAAGCGAGGCATTATGTCACAGGCTAGATTTGATGGTATATGGCATGGTAAGTTCAACGATGATGTTTCAAGTTCGGTTATCAAAGAGGATTGGTTCAAAGCCTGTATTGATGCTCACATTAAATTAGGCATCAAAATTAGAGGGGCCAAGATTGCAGCATGTGACCCATCGGACACCGGGATAGATCCTTGTGGTTATGCAGCAAGGCAAGGCATTGTGTTTACCGACATAGACGAGATTGAAGCAGAAAACGGCAACCGTAAGATGGACGAAGCATGTAAAAGGGCCATTACTTACGGGGTGGACTCGTTTGGCTATGACGCTGATGGCTTAGGGGCAACACTAAGGGATAATGTTGATAAGTGCTTCAGCGGTAAGGGTACGCAAATTTTCGCTTACAAGGGCTCTACAGAGATTCACGATCCAAAGGCTGAATTTAAAAGCGAGACAGCACAGTTAACAAATCGTAAAGAGCATTTATTAAATGAGGATGTTCTTTATAACAAGAAAGCTCAAAACACGATTGGCATAGCTGAAAGAATATTTAGAACCTGGGAGGCTGTCGTTGAAGGTGTATATCACGATCCAGATACTCTAATAAGTTTTTGCAGTGAATCAATTAAACCTGAGATGTTGGAAAAGTTAAAGGCAGAAGCATGTAAGACACCAATCAAGCCTGGTGACACGATAAAGTTTTACACTAAAGAAGAAATGAGGCGCGGGATCACGTTACCAGATGGAAGCAGGCTTAAGATACCATCGCCTAACCTGTTTGATGCGTGTATGGTATCTTTGGATAAAGCAAGTATAATAGAGCAAATAGCTTATCAAGAACTTAACTTTGATTCGGAATGGTAAACAATGGCACATAAAGACGATAAAACAACTCACCAACTAGCAATGAAACGGTTTGGCCGGGTCGAAGATAAAGAGCGCGATCAGCGGTTATTGTCCGTTGAAGATACTAAGTTTGCTCAGACTGAGGATGGTCAATGGGATGAGGACGCAAAGAGAAAGCGCGTCAACAGACCACGATACACAATTAACCGGGTAGCCGGTGCGATAGATCAACTGGATGGTGATCAGCGCCAAAACAGCACTAACATTAAAATACGCCCGGTTTCTGGTGGCTCCACAGAGTCTGTAGCCAAGACAATGACAGGCATTATCAGAAACATCGAAGGCGCAAGCAAAGCTAAAAGAATATACACTAACGCAATTAATGAAGTTTACAACGGCGGATATGGTGGATGGCGCATATTAACAGAATTCTCCGATGACGATCCGTTTGTCCAAGATATAAAAATTAAATGGATTAGAGGCGCTGCAACTTCTTTATGGTTCGATCCAAGCGCAGAGGAATACACCAAAAGCGATGCTATGTGGGCGTTTGTCACATTCGACATGTCCAGGGAAGAAAGGGAAGAAAAGTGGCCCGATAAGCCTATTATTGATTGGAGTCAAGACCAGCGTTCAGGCCGAAATTGCAACACATGGTTTAAAGATGATGTCGTTAGGGTCGCTGAGTATTGGGAAAAGGTAGAGGTAACTAAGAACATAGCTTTAATGTCTGATGGCCGCATCCTTGACATAGACGAAGAAAAACCAGTTCTTGATGAATTGGCCGAAAAAGGCATCACAATAGTTAAGCAAAGAGCGGTTAAATCTTTCAAGGTTCAAATGACAAAGATGGACGGCGGAGGCATTTTAGAAGCTCCGAAGCCTTGGGCTGGTAAGTTTATTCCGCTAGTTCCTGTTTATGGGCATGTTAATTATATTGAGGGCAAAGAGTTTGTGCGCGGTGTGGTGCGATTCGCCAAAGATCCAAGCAGAATTTATAACTACACAACCAGCGCAACAGTAGAAACAACGGCGTTAACCCCTAAAGATCCGATATGGCTTACAGCCAAGCAATCAGAAGGGCAGAAAGCCCGGTTAGAGTCGTTTAACACTAAGAATCATCCGTTTCTATTTTATACTCCAGATCCACTAGCGCCAGGACCACCACAAAGGGGCGGCGCACCGGCTGTTCAAACTGCTCTTATCCAGCAGACACAGCAAGCAAGCATGGATCTTTACCATGTTACCAATATGCAGCCGCCATCAATAGGCGCTAACCCAGAGCTTAAGTCAGGTAAGGCAATCCAGGCTCAAGAGCGATTAGGCGACAGGGGGTCGTACCTATACCAAGATAATCTTGAGGATTCACAAGATTACACCGGAGAAATACTTATTGATTTAATACCAAGGATTTTAGACACGGCGCGCCAAGTTAGGATTATGCAACAGGACGGAGAAACCGAGTTAGTTGATATCAACACTGTTAACGAGGAAGTAACAGACAGACAAACAGGGGAGACTGTATTAGTTAACGATTTGAAGGTTGGCAAATATGGAGTAGTCACCGAAACAGGCCCAGCGTTTGCTACTCAACGCCAGGAATCGGCACAACAAGTTATCGAACTAATAGATAAATCACCACAGTTTGAGGCGCTAGCAATGGACTTAATTGCTAAAGACTTGCCAATACTTGAATCGAAAGAGCTTCACAAGCGAGTTCGGGCGTTTATGATTGCAAATGGCACTCCAGGTGTAACACCAACCGAGGACGAAATCAAAGAGCTTGGACTTGATCAGCCGCAAGAGCCCGACCCACAGCAAACGGCTATTACTGAAAATATCCAGATTCAAACCGAGAAGTTAATCTCTGATATCGAAAATCAGGACGCTAAGACGCTCGAAACGACGATTAAAACACAACAGGCAACGCTTGATAGCTACAAGACATTAATCGACGCTTATAAGGCTCAGCTTGAGGCAGGCATACCGCTAACAAGCACCGATCACAATATACGAGTCAAGCAGCAAGACATAATACAAGAGGGCCAACAAGCGGTAGACGAAGGACCGAACCGTGAACAAGCCGAGAGCATTGTTCAGGATGCGGCAGCGCAAGAGCAACAGGCACAATTAGACGGCGCTCCACGTTTGACGGTAGAACAGCCATCGGCATCGGTAGGTCAAGATATAGTGTCATAGTGGTCTAATCTGTATCAAAGCCCATCCGTGATAAGATGGGCTTTTTAATGGGAGAATGTTATGGATGATTACAAAGAGTTTTTTAAGGCAATGGAAGATAGCAGAGATTTTGAAGTTGAGGAGCTGTACCAAGCATTTAAGGCTCGCTTGATTGACGAGCTAAAGGTAAGCGGCAACTCGAATCAAGGCGTTGTTTATGGGCAATTGAAAGCCAAGAAACTATGGCCATAAGGAGGATAAAGCAAATGACTAACGAAATGAAACTACTACGAGCTTTTATTGAGGCTCAAGGGTACGAGATTGAAGCAACCGAAGATATTAAGCGAATCTACCTTGCTAATGACGTACTTAAGAGTGGTGAGTTAAAGCAGAATGCTCAACCTGAAAGCGTTATGATAACCACTGACTACAAAGTAACCATGAGAGCCAAAGCAATGATGCTTCCTATATTGTACACTTTAGATGATGGCGCTTTGTTCTCACTTGGTTGCCAGTGTGCCAATGATGATATAAAGGGCAAGCTAAAACTACTTGGATTTGATTTAGATAAAAACCAAATGCATGATGTGATGGAAACTATAATATTTCATATAGCTAGATAATAACCGTAAATAGCACCAAAATCAGCCGCCATTCGAGCGGCTTTTTCATGCCTAAATAATATAATTGGTCAAACTAACCAATGTTTAGTATAATTGACTAATGGTGTACGTCAAACCACAATTGACGGCTAAAATCAACCGAAAGGTGCTTACTAGTGAGTAATGAAGACCAAGCTGCACAGGCGGTAGCTAGCTATACAATCGAGGGCGATGATCAAGCCCAAGACCAAACAGCAAGCGAAAACCAATCAGTCGAATCAGCAACGACTACAGAAGTTAAGGCAAATGATAAGCCAAGTGATGGCTTTCAAACGCGGATTAACAAAGTAACAGCGGATAAATACGCAGAAATGCGCAGAGCAGACGCTTTGCAGGCAAAACTGGATGAGCTTAATAAAACACCTAGCATTGAGCAGGTTAAAGCCCCGGTGATTGACGATTTTGATGATGATGATGCTTTTAATCAAGCAAGTATTCAACATCAGGTTAAGCAAGAGCTTGCAAAACAGAGTGCAGCGCAAAGGCAAGCAGATTCAGATGATAGATCGCGCCAAGCTGCTGATGATTTTACTCAGAAAGTAACTAAGTTTGGCAAGGAAGATTTCTTCGAGAAAGCAAACTCGATCCCTGATCTTCCCCCTGGTGTTGCTGATGCTTTAATGCAATCAGACATTGGCCCGGAGTTGATTTATCATCTTGCTGATCATTTAGATCAGGCTGATGCCTTGGCTGGAATGACTCCGGCTGCTGCAATGATGGAGTTAGGCAAAATTCACTCCAAAATGACCGCTAAACAAAACATTGAACCTAGTGCAGCACCAGATCCGATTCAGCCACTTTCGAGTGGGGGCGCAATAAGCTCAGAGCGTGGTCCGGCAGGCGCAACATATGAATAAAGGATAAATAACATGCCTAATGATTTTGACAGTAACTTTACCCGAAAACTCGCGCGGGTATTTTTAGAAAAATTCGACAGCGAGCGCGTTCTATCGAAGAACGTAGACACACAACTTTTAACAGGTAAATTCGGCCCAGAAACCGGCGATACCGTAGACTTTAAACGACCAACTGATTACAAAACAGTGCGAACTCCGAAAGGTGACGTTTCTGGTGAAACAAAATCCAACATCATCACAGGTAAGGCTTCAGGCGTAGTTCAAGATTACTTCACGGCTTTTGTTGATTATGACGAAGCAGACGAAGCGATCAAAATGGATCAACTTGACCAGTTATTGGCTCCAATGGCAACGAGGGTCAAAACTGATTTAGAGCTAGATTTTGCTGCCTTTATGGTGAAGAACACAGCGTTGCTTGCTGGCACTGTTGGTACAGCGGCAGATACCTGGGACGATATCGCAGAAGCAGGCGCGGTAATGCAAGCAAGCGGAGTGCCTGCTGATTCGCCTTGGTTTTACACCGTCAACCCGTTTACTCAGCGAAAACTAGCTAGCACAAATCGAAGCTTGGGCGCTGGTGGGGTTGCAGGTGGTTTAGTTAAAACAGCAGTTGATAAAGCGACAATATCAGATATGTTTGCTGGTTTTGATAAGGTTATGACTGCTACGACGTTGGCTAGCTACACCACGGGTGCCGAGGCGGATCGTGCAGGTACTTTATCTGGCACACCAACTGTCACTTACTTAGCAGCCAAGGACAGCATGACCCAGGTATTAGCAGTAACTGCGGTTGGCGCTGGCTCAACTGTAATTAATGCTGGTGAAACTGTCACAATTACTGCGGCATCGGGCGCGATTAATAGATTAAACCTATCTACTCGCCAAGTGATTCTGGATGAAACGGGATCGGCTATTGTTTGGACTGGCACTGTCGTTGCCACCGTTACTTTAGCTGGTGGCGCGGGTAACGTAACGGTTACGGGTCCGGCAATCTTTGAGGTTGACGGCGCTTACAACACTGTTTCTCAGTCGCCTTTATCTGGTGACGTTGTGACATTTGCGGGTGCAGCTAGCACGATTATTCAGCCTAACTTGTTCTGGCACAAACAGGCGTTCTCGATTGGCTCTGTTCCTATCAAGAAGCTACATTCTACTGATACCCTTGCAACCACTGAAGACGGTTTACAATTCAGAGTGTCAAGAGGTGTTGGATTCTTAGAGAATGAGCAGAAGGTCCGTATTGACTTCAGACCTGCATACGGTGTAATGAATCCGTTCTTTGCTGGTCAAGGGTTCGGCGCTCCATAAACCAATTAGCCCCGGTGAGACGGGGCAAACTATCATGAGGAAAAGAAAATGGCGTTTGATTCAACAGGTTTAAAAGCATTTGGCGGCAAAGGGAAAGCCTTTGACAAGGGCAAGATGTTTGCTTATACAACTTCCGATTCAATGGCAACGGTTAGAGCCTCTGGATATTTCGACGGTGTATCATCTAATCTTGATTCTGAATATTTTATTGCCGTGAAAGCATCTGACGGGGTGAGTCTTTTAGCGTTAACGCGCGACTCTACCGGACTGATACTTACTACTGACACAAATATTCAGGCTATCACTGGCGCTGGTGCTGTTGACGTTATTACAGGCGTGACTCAGTTCACATCTGACGGCGCAGCACAGGCTTTAACTATTGCAGACGGCTACATAGGGCAACGGAAAATTGTTGTTCATGTAGTTGATGGAGGTAGTGGCGTACTAACCCCGGCAAATGGGCTTGGATATACGGATATCACCTTCACGACTGCAGGCGAGGCTGTTGAGCTGATGTTCCTGGCTGGCGGATGGGCAGTAATCGGTTTTGGTGGGCTTACCGCTACATTGCCTGTTATCGCTTAATTGGCACCATAAATTAACAAGGGGGTTTCGGCCCCTTTTCTTGAGGCTAGTTATGTCTGAATTTATAGAGTGGGTCAGGCCGAGCGGTTTACCCATAACGCTGAAGAACACCGAAAACCTAACCAATTACGCAGAGCAAGCAGGCTGGAAACCTGTAAACGATGCAGATCACGAAGCGGTTATTCTTGGTATGGATGACAAGAAAGAGATCGAGCAATACGTTATTGAGGTCTGTGGCGTAGACATAAATCTACAAGGAAAGTTAAACACAGTCCAAAATAAAGCCATCAAAGCGATCCGGGGTAATTATGACAACAGCAAGGCAAATAGTTAACGGAGCAGCCGAGGAGCTTGGCGTAAAGACGGCTGAGATAACTTTAGAGAGTGACGATTTTCAGGCTTTCTTCAGTCGCATGAATGACATGCTGTTAGAGTGGGCCGATAGCGGATTAACACCGGCATTTAAAGAGGTATTTAACGGTGATGACACTATTCAGATCGATTCAAACGCAAGAGGAGCTATTAAATTTGCATTAGCAATAAGATGCGCACCATCATTTAAGAAGCCAATAACGGCTAGCCTCGCTGAAAATGCAAGAGACTCACTATTAAGGCTCCAAACTTCAACAGCATTTATCGGCGATGTTCAATACCCAGATACTCTACCAATTGGATCCGGTAATGAATGCCCCGATTTTGGGTTTTCTCAGGATGATAGGTTTTTCCCTAGCAATTCACAGGAAAATTTTTAAATGCCTAGAACTCCGCTACCTTTGCCATTAGGGTCTTATTTATCTGAAGTTTTACCCCTCGCAGCTCAACGTGTCATTGGCTGGATCCCCGTCGTTAGTGAGCAAAACGCATTAAGCACAAATATTTTATTACAGCGCAACGGGCTGACAACTTTTGCCACTGCCAGCGGAATTTGCCGAGGTCAGCATGTTATGGCCGGGGTTCAGTTTTCTGTTAACGGCACGTCATTATTTACAACAAACTCAGCTGGAGTGGCAACTAATCTAGGTACAATAGCCGGGACTAAGCGTGTCGTCATGGCTGATAGCGGCACTTTATTAGTTATTGTTGTTCCTGGTGGCAATTCATACGTTTGGGACGGCACGACGCTTACACAGATTGTCGATCCAGATTTCCAAGTATCGGATACAGTCTCGTTTTACCGTGGCTTTTTTGTTTTTACCACGACAGACGGCAAGCAACTTTTTGTTTCAAACCTTAATCAACCTTTAGTATTCGACGCTTTGGACTTTGGCAGCGCAGAGGGCGATCCAGATAGAATAGTAACTCAGATTTTAAACCATGACGAGCTAACTGTTTTAGGCTCTGAAACTAGCGAAGTATTTAAACTAGTTGGCGGTTCAGGGTTCCCGCTTGCCATTATACCGGGCGCATTTGGCGAAAAAGGCGCCCACTCGAAATATGGAACCGTTGCCTTTGATAATACCTTCCTGTTTATCGGCGGCGGCGAGAACGAAAAGACAGCGGTATGGCGCAAAACATCAAGCACAAGCGCGGTTAAAATCTCCGACAACGCCACAGACACGTTAATTCAAGAGTTTACAGCGGATGAGATTGCAGAAGCGTTTTGGATGACTTACACGCAGAGAGGGCAACTGTTAGCTATTTTAACCATTAACTCCCAACGTATACCGGGCAGAACATTTGTATATAACGGCACTGCCTCAGTGTTAGCCGGTAAACAGGTTTGGTTTGAATTTCAAACAGGCGTTACGGATGCGCCTTGGCGTGTTAATTCAATAGTTAAAGTGTATGACAAGTTCTTATGCGGCGACTCAATTGATGGCCGAATTGGATTTTTAGATAAAACAGTATTTGAAGACTACGGCGATGTTATGTTTAGGCAGATGTCAACACAGCCATTTGATAATAACGGCGTGACGCTATTTGCAGGCCTATTCGAGGCGACATTTGAAAGCGGTGTAGGTCTTACTACCGGGCAAGGTTCTGACCCGGTTGTTAGGCTAGATTTCTCTGATAACGGCGCAAGAATCTTTAAAAGCGAAACGAAAAGAAAGATAGGCAAAATAGGAAAATACGGACAGCGATCAGTATGGGAGCGGCAAGGTGACTTCCCAGTGTCACGAACCATTAGATTGACAGTAACCGACCCAGTTAGAGCCAATTTAATCAGGATCGCCGCCAATCCAGAGGGGGGATCACAATAATGGCTACACCAATTATCCCGCCGAGGCGAATAGAGGAATTTTTCAAAGAGGACGGCACGTTTACATTAAGAGCGTTTAGATTCTTCGAGGATTTAACCGGCAACACAAATACAAACGCTCAAGATATTGAAGATGATTCAGGTATTGGCGCGCTTAACGCTTTGGTGGTAAGGCTTCAGGCTCAAGTTGGATCGGGTAAGCCGGTAACGGTTGACACAACGGGATTTACAGTTGACACAACAAATCAATTCGCAGATGAGACAGAGGCGTAAATGGCACAACAAACGATTAATATAGGCGCGGCGGCGAATGATGGCACAGGTGACACGTACAGGGACGCATTTGATAAAGTCAACGATAACTTTGGTGAAACATTTCCATTAGCCGAAAACGCCTTAAGTAAGGTTTCATTAGCAGTTCAAACCGTTCTCGGCGAGGTTAACTATACTGGCGGTTTAAAAGTTGATGGGGTGCTGGTAAAAGCGCCAACAAAACGAGTGATTGTTAATGTGTTGGGGGATTTCCCGGCACCAGTTTCAAGCGTGATCACGTTAGCAGACGATACACAGTATCTAATTGGTAACGATGTAAGCTTAGGCCTCAACGAGCTAGTGATGGGAGATAATTGCGCGGTATCGGGCATAGAGTCGGTGGTGGTTACTCTGACATATACCGGCACAGCGAATATGTTCACGATAACAAACAAAAGGGTCAGGATCAGCAACCTAACTATCTCTTGTGCAGCAGGAAGGGTGATTAACTTCGCAGATAATACAGACACCCTATTCAGAATGAACGATTGTTCTGTATCTTGTGCAACATTCGGCTTATTTAACAGCACAGGTACAAACGGATCAACAACTAGATTTACAAATGTTAGCCCATCGTCAATTTCATCAGGTGGCTGCACTATTTTGGGCGATTGGAATACTTGGTTATGGGAGGTTTCATCAACTGTCCTAACGGGCGGAACGTTCTTTAATTTTGGAACAGCAACATTTGATGCGATCATACTTGATCTTATTTTAGCCAACCTTGGCGCAGGTACGACATTAATTAGCGGCGCAGCGGCATCGGCAAACATAAACACAGGCGGAATAGCCGTTGTCACAAGGTTGCTAACGTCTGGCGCGGGAACCGTTCTATCTACAATAACCGTCGATGATGCCCTGTGGAACTTTTTTCATAACGATGATATTGCAGACACCAGACCGGATGGCCTGTTGTCAATGCAAAACAACGCCACGGAAACGGTAATAGTAGCAGCCAGCACAGACGGCTCAAACGCTGTATTAGTGGCCGGCACTTGGGTAGTTGAAAGAGCAAGCCAGATGACCGGTACTACAGCGGGAAGGCTTACCTATGACGGCGGCAAGGACGCAACACTCCCCCTAACCGCATCGGTATCCGTGGAGCCTGCCAGCGGAACCAATATAAACCTATCTGCCTATGTAGCAATTGGTGGGGTTGTTGTCGCAAACTCAAAGCGTTCAAGCGCCGCAAGCAGCGGATCGCCTGCATCAATTACAATTCCCTGGCAAGAAAGCTTTGCAACCGCTCAATTCGTGGAGGTTTTTGTTGAAAACAATGACAACACAACCAATATTTTAGTGTCTAGCGCAATTTCGAGGGCTAACTAATGGCTAAAGACTCGGTATTAGTCGATGGAGTAACGGCGAGTTTAGCGGATACGTTAGAAACGATATTTGGCCCGGCTGAAGAAGACACATTAATTAAGGCGGTTACAGCGTCAAATCCAACGACTATCAATGCGTCTTATCAGATGAACATAGTTCCTGTTAGCGGCGACATAACAAAGCCTGAGATACCTCGTAAAATTGTTATACGGCTAGACGCAGATCCGGGCGCTGATGTGGTGAACCACGTTATACCAAAAGGCGGCACGTTGAGAATATCAACAAGCGCGGCAGACTCGATATCTTTTCGAGTTACAGGGCGAATATTAACCCCTTAGCAATTTTAACTAAATTTTGGTAGAATTGACTAATGGAAATCAGAACATTAACAGCATCGTCCGAGGATTCGCTTATATTAAACGCGATTCTTAATGATCCGCGAGTTAGATCGGGAGTTGGTGAAGATGGAACACCGGATATTGAATATTCAATAAACCATTTTCCGGTGACTTTTTTAGTAACTGTTGATGATCGGGCTGTTGGCTTGATACTTTTTAGACAGAACTCGCTCTATGACATTGACGCCCATATCTGCTTTATTGAACAAGGTCACGCAGTAAGAGCGGCTAAAAAGTGCATTGAAATGTTGGGTGATTATTACGATTGGCGTGTTATTTCGTGCAAATACCCGGCAACAGCAACGGGCGTTAATCGATTAGTTAAACACGTTGGCTTTGAAATGGCCGGGACAATACCAGAATGTTACAAAACGGGCGGTAAGTTTGTTGATATGAATATTTATTTTTTAAGGAGAAAGCTATGCCTCCAGCAATAATCGGCGCGGCAATAGTCGCAGGTGGCTCGATAATAGCCAGCAAGCAAGGCTCCAAGGCGGCAGAAGGCGCAGCGGCGGCAGGAGAGCGAGGCGCAGAGGCTGGAATAGCTGAGCAGCGTCGACAGTTTGACGTTGCGACAGGATTGCAGCGACCGGCATTAGAAGCTGGCGATCTCGCACGTCAAGAGCTTCTTGCGTCATTAGGTTTATCAGGTCAAGAGGCGGAGGGCCAATTCTTTGATCGATTCAAGGAAACTCGCGGTCAACAATTCCTACGTCAACAGCAAGAGAAAGCCACCAC